CTACTTAAAACATCAGTTGTAAGAGGTTCGTATTTAGGTGATCCATCTGGATTCCTGTTACCTTTAAATATTGTCGGTGGTTTCTTTCCTGTAGGATCTCTACGCACACCTAATAAGAAGTCATCTACCTTGCCAACCCTGCCTGTTGATGGAAACATGGCTTGTGATTGTAGTTCAGTATCTCTCTTATACTTTTGATAATCAGCTTCTGATACCACACCTTTTGCGTCACCATATGGTGATTGTGATCTAGGATCAATTAAGTTGGTAAGGTTTCTAACAGCCACCTCTCGTTCATCTCTTTGTTTTCTGTAGTCCTCATCTGTAAACCCTCCAGAAGCATCAGGACTCAAGAACGATTTGATTGCTCCTACTACTGGGTTTAGAAAACTTAATAGTCCTGTTGGACTTTGTTGTGCTTGTTTGATTGCAGCATTTATTTCTTTTGCGTCTGGATCTCTTCCTAAAGATGATCTTAGCGAGAACCTGACTTTATCGTATGTAGGTAGATTGTAGTATTGTTCAAAGGTTAGTTTTGGATCAATCTCTTTAAGTTTTTCGTACTCCATAGATAAATTGTCAAGCGTAGTTTTTTGTAATCTTATAGGTTTACCTTTACTAAATAAAGCATACTTTCCTTTTTTATTTCCCTCGCCATATAAGTCACTATCAATAAACTCATCGGCTCTAGGCAGCGTCATTCCTGCTGAGTCTCGTGGGTCAATCGTACGATCTGAATCACCAGAATCAGAATCTGTTGGTTGCTCTCTTCTTGATATTACATTAGAATATGAATCTTCTACTGGTGTATCGTCTACAACGTATCCTTCAGGTAGTGGGTACAAAGGATTACCCTCTTTGTCGAATGACCACATCATGAAGTCATCAGGATTGCTAGGATTGATTATCTTTTTTATTTGAATGTCAGATGGTTGCATAGGCTCATCTAACGCACCTTTTATTTCTTGTTCTTCTTCTGGTGTGTACACTGTTGGGTCTTGACCTGTATCTCCTGTTTGGAATCTTGGATCATCAAATAATCCACCACCATTTGCCAGTCCAACTGCGCCACCTTCAGCTTTTTCTTCTTTATCTTTCATCTCCCCTGAGACAACAATTAGGTCTGCCATGCCAAATGGAATATCGTCTGGTAGCTCTGCTTCTTCTGGGTTGCCAAGCTGCCCCATCTTTTCCATCATCTTCAAGCCTTGCTTGGCATCTTGACGCATCTTCATCAATGTTTCAAGGCCGATGTATCGCACAACGTCTGCAGGAAACACAAACTCTCCCTCGCTTAACATTGCAGGTATATCATCTTTTACTTCTTCTTTTAGTGAGCCAGAAGGAACTTTATTGCCTGATGTTGGTTCTGTTTCGCCACCATCATCTTTCATGCCACCTTCATTCATAAAAGCCATTTGCATTTGATCTTTCATAGCCGTTCCTCCTTGCTTAAACTTTGGTACAGGTTGCATATCCTGTGGCATACTATCTGTTGAGTCTATCTCTATTTTATTATATATAGGATGCTTCTTTTTTCCAATTTGTATTTCACCTACAACATCACCTAATTTAATCTTTCCTATTGTAGAGGGTCTTAGATTAGGTTGAACATCTTTTTTAATCTTTTGCATGATTACAGGTCCTACAACTTGCATGTCAAAAGAATAAAAATGTTTAGGTCCTTGCTCAACAGTTACTATAGGATGATCTAATGTTCCAAAACTTTCTCCTACACGTATTTTAAATTTTTCAGGTTGTAATAAATTAATCTGTGCTTTTGCAGGAGCTTTCTTTTCTCCTGTATTTGTTTTATAGTTTTGTCTTAAATCATCATCCGTTAGAGCTTTCTCCTCATACACGTTACCTGATGATTGTGCTTTGTTTTGAACAGGTCCTCGTTTTATTTCTCCTGTTTCTTTATCTTGAACACGACTTAACTCTGTACTCTTTTTATATGATAAGCGTGGACTAATAAATAAGTTTTGAAAAGTTTTACCACTAACGTCTTTAGGAGGACCACCTCCAAACTGCACATAGTTTCCAAAATCTAAGTCTAACTCTATTCCTGATTTTTCTAAACCTTTTGCTAAACCTTCTTTGTAGGATCTTGATTCAGGAGTAAAAAACTTTGCAGGTGCTGGCATAATATCTCTAGCACCCTCTAGTTCAGGATCTGCTTTGGCTTTATCCATAGCTCTTTTAAGACTAGGATTTAAAGGCTCTTCTACTTCTTCTTTTAATCTAAATATATTCTTTTTAGGATCGTCTGGAACAATCTTTTTTTCTGAACCTCTACCAATAGATTTTACCGTTGTAACAGTTTGTTCTACAGGCACATCTATATCTAACAGCTGATCTGTTAAATTTTTGACACCTCTTAAAGGTGTTGTTAAAAGACTGCTTGCCATTTACTTTCCTGTGTTGTTTACAGAGTCCCTGAGTTGTCGTAGTCTCTTGAGCATCATGATAGCACCCTGCGATCTGTGAAGCATAACAAGATCACTTGTCTGCTCCATGATAGCGTGGTTTTGTGCTATAAGATAATTAACGTAATCACTGAAGCTGTCCCATTGGTCCTTGTTGTTCACCAAGGGCTTGAGCTTGCTGAGTAGCTTGTCCTGTAGGCTGTTGGCTTGGCTGTTGAGGTTGTTGTTCATTTCCTGTAAATCCTTGTTCCTGTGGCAACGGTACTTGCCCTGTTCCTATAGTCGCACCTCCTGCTCCAGTCGGATCTTGGGGATTTGCCCCTGCAGGTGCTGTCGGCTGTTGTGGCTGTTGCTGTTGGAATTTTTTCATGATCTCTGCTTGCAGTGCAGCTTCGTCCATGTTGTTCGTCACTTTCTCTGGGTCTAAGTCAAGTGACTTGGCAATCTCTCTTATCACGTATTGAAACTTTGCAAAGGGTGCTAGTGACTGGTTGCTTGCCACTTGCAAGAACTGCATAAGTCTCTGGCTACGCACTTCGTTTGCCATCAGGCTTTCTGTTCCACGAGCTTTAACTTCTAAGTCCCCCTTCAACATTTTATTGTCAAAGTTAAACTGCATGTTAAATCTAAACAGTCCTTCACCTAATGGTCTAAGTAAATAATCGTCTACGTTTTTTATAACATTCTTGATGCCACCACTTGCTGCGTTCATCAGCATGGATATACCTGATGCTGTACGTCCCACACCCATGACACCAGTTTGTCCGTGAGCAAAGCTTGGCAATCCTGTACTTTCGTCTGCAAGAACTCTGGCTTTGTCAAACAGCTGCATATTCTCGTTGGCTACGTTTGGAAACTTTGTACCAAAGATTGCTTGACCCGGAGCGCCGCCTTGCCTTCTAAATATTTTTCCAGGATAGACAGAAAGATCTTGACCCGGTACTAAGTTTGTTTCGTCTATCTCTATCAATAGATTACCAGACATTACAGCGTTGTCAACGGCCATTCGCATAAAACCGTTCATCAATGTCTGTGTATCATCCATGTTCTCTGCAATACCAACACCAAAGAAGCTATATGGGTTAAGTTCGTAAGGGGCAGCCATGTATGGTATCTTTGCAGGTTTGAATGGATTCAGTACCATTCGTAGAACTTTACTATTGCATATCCAGATGTTTGCCTGTATCTCATCGTGATCTGCTATATCGTCAGGTATTTCTACTCCATGTTCTTTTAAAAGCTCTGTATCTACCATGCCCCAATACTCTAGCACTTCGTATCGTGCAATAGCATGTTCAGGAGAATAGTCTGATAGATCATCTTCCCAATATTCTTTGTTGTAGTTTTCGCCTAGTGCAATAGCTTCGTCAATGATCTGTCCTCTAAAATGAGGTCTTTTCTTCAATGCACGTAGCTGCGATCGTGACATCTTGTGTCTCTCTATCACGTACTGTGCTTCGTCCATGTTGTTTGCATCTGGATCAGGGAAGAAGTTCCACACTGATACATGCGAAACTTGTGGCACTGTTTTAAATATTGGTGAGTATTCGCCCTCTTCATCCCAGTTAGGATACTCTTTGTCGATTGCAAAAGGTCCTTTCATCACACCTGTACCAAACAGAGCCATTTCAAACGCTGTGCTTCGTAGATGCTTGTTTGCGTTGGACTCCTCTAACTGATCGTGTATCTGCTTCTGCATATTCTTTGCAGCAATCATTGCAGGGCTGAATGTTATGGCTGTTGGTGTTTTGCCCACACCCTCTCGCAAGTTATCTACATCCTCAAACTTACCTTCTAAAGGTCCTAGCTTTTCCATCAAGCTTTCTTTGGTAGCTCCTGCAGGTAAATCTTTACCATCCCCTGCAAAGCCATAAGGATTTTCTAGCTCGTCTAGTCTTTCTCGTATCTCTTCTGGCTCTTTTGGGTCAAAGCTTACATCGGATACTACACCCTCTGGTAGCTCAGTTGGATCTACAGTAAGTGGAAACTTATTGTTAGCAAACAACACATCAACTATCTGTCCGTATGCTGCAAGTGTTTTAGTTTTTGTTACCTTAATAAATACTCTTGACTTCTCTGCTTCTGTAAACTGTACATCTGAACCGTACAAACCTCTGTAGTTTCTGTAGGCTCTCAACCATCGTTGTTCGTCTTGTTCTCTGTAGTCATCAGCTTTCTTGTAGCGATCCATTATGAAAGGTATAATGTTTGAGCTATTGTAATCGTCTTCACTTCCTACCTCTGTATCTTCTACAGCTATCGTAGAATCGTCCATGAAAACTTCTTCGTTTATATTATCTTCTGCCATATTAATATCCAAATGTTGCGTCTGCTACAGGCATACTGTTTGTTTGTCTGTTTGCAGGATCATAGTCAAATATACTGAACCTTGGTCTTGACATTATACCATATCTTAAAGCATCATACAAGTGATCTTCTGAGTTTGTGTCTATATCTTCAGGATTTTTTTTATCAAGTGGTATCGCAGGTAGTTGCGAAATAGTGTTAGTACATGTGCTGAAAAAAACCAAACGTGGCTCTTCCGTAAATTCATCAACTTGTAAACGTCTATGTAGTTCATTTTTACCTGATACCCTGCTTCCTCGACTTCTATCAGAAGGTCTGAACCTACAGCCTTTCATAATCATTTGTTCTGCTAGGCTTGGTCCTGTGTCACCTCGTTTGTGCCAGAGAGAACTGTCCAACACTCCATACTTTATATTGCCATCTTCAGCTTCTGCATCTAGTATCATATCTGCTAAGTCTGTAGCTAATACTTTTGATACGTACAACTCTCTATACACCACTAGCTGTTCTGATGGGCTAACAGCAAACCATACAACGGCAGAATAACTTCCATACCCATAGTCACATGCCCTAAACTTAACCCAGTTGCTAGGTATACGGAAAGGCTCAACCACATGTATGTTGCGATCAAACTCGGTGAAAGCTGCTCCCTCTTTAATATCCCAATCGCCTTCCAATAATTGTCTTCTTTGCTGTTCAGGAAGGGATAGAAGCATTGCTTCATAATCGCCCTGCTCCGAGAGGTAAGGGTTATCTGTAAGTCGAGCAGGTATAAACCTACGTTTGAATAGTGGCTGTCCTGCTCTTTGATGTCCTGCTGGATACTTGAGTTCCTCACCTGTTTCAATGTCGGTGGCGTTGAATGAAATATTATATGGTGAAGGGTCAATAAACATCTTCTTTACCCAGTGGTGTCCACGACCTCCGGGGTTTGTTGTAGCTCTCATATACACAGGCAGGTCAGGAGATGTGGATCGTAAACGTGATCTCATGTAGTTCCAAGCGAATGGTGTTCCCCACTGTGTAAGTTCGTCAAAACCAATCCAACTAAACGCTAGTCCTTGGTATCGTAGTACATCGTCATCTCTATCTAGGTAAGACATCCATAGTCTTGCCCCTGATGGAGCAACCCACTGCATCTTTCGTTCTGACCACTTGATACCCTTCCATATTTTAGGGTAGAGTTCTTGACTTTTAAATATAAGTTCTCGTAACTCTTCTGTGGTGTGACGCAGTAGTAAGCCACTGAAAGAAGGATGCCCCATGTAACGCAGAGGATCGGCAAGCATTGCATAACTTTTACCACCACCTGCTGAACCACCATACAAAACTTCTCTTTCATTCGCTGCAAGAAAAGCTGTTTGAGGACCTTCATTCGGCTTGAAGATTATATTCCGTGACTCTTCTATCGGAAGAGACTCTACTATTGTCTCTTTAACCTCTGGCTTCGGAGGTTGCTCCTGTACGGCTTTCTTCAATCTCTTTGGCTTTGTTGATCGCCTTTTCGGCATACTCTGCCCACTTGCGTAGGCTTGTAGCTTTGTTCTTACGTTGTCGTTCATTCTTTAATCGTTTCATCAATCCTACGTGAGATATTTCTCTGCCACTGTTTTTTGTAAGCCAGTTTGCTACCTCTCTGTAAGAATATTGCTTGATGTAGTCTCGTGCTTTCTCTAGCAAGTCTAGTTCTAACTTTACAGGCTGTAGTAAATCAGGATCGTTTTCATCTACTGTGTAACCAAAAGGTATCGTCCTTGCTATGCGTGGTATTGCTACCCACTCTCGTTCTTCTTTTAAGTCTGTTGGTTGTGGTAACTTCCAACGTCCTATTGATCTATTCATCTACTTTTTCTTTTGGTGGCATAAGCATAACACCACCTGTTGCTTCTACCTGCATCTTTTCTGTTTTCACAAGTCCTGTTCTATCTAACAGTTCTTTTGCTGCAGCGAGTTTATCACGTATACCTAGCTCTGTTGGGTCTACTAGACCACCTGCAATCGCAACAGCAGCTCGTGGTGCGTTTCTTGCCATGTACTCTTGTGTAGCTTCTAGTATTTCTTCTTTTATACCTTTTACTACATCCGTTGTGCTTGATGCGTCAGCATACCCTGCCAGCTTCTTTGCAAGAACAATGTCCCCACCTGCTTCATCAAATAAAACATTTAGTAGCTTCTGTTGTTTCTCTGTTAGTTGTCTAGCCATATTAACACTTCCACCTTCTTCTTGCCTGTCGTAGTCTACTGTTTGGATTTTTTGCTGCTTTAGGAAACTTCTTCATTTGACCTGCACTTCTTGCACAGTAAGACTTTCTTCTTGCTGCTCTAGCCTTGGTTCTAGGTTTACTCTCTGTGACGGCTGCTTGTAACTTTGATCCGGGATTTCTTTGTCTATATTTTTTTATTCCCTCAGGTGACATACCTGCACCTGCACCAGTGCGTCTTAGATCTCCACTTTTAACAGACATACCTTTCATAGAGTCTTTTCTTTTAGGTCTTCCTGCTGGTGGGTTACGTCCTGCCATAGAACATTCCTGTCTTTCTATAGTCTACTGAGCCACCTCTGGCTTTCTTTTGTATAGCACCACCTTTGTAAACACCTCCCTGTCTTTCTCGGAAACCTTGTGGATCTCTCAGGTAGTCATTGTAAAGATCTGTGCCATATATTTCATCTATCTTTTTTAACTCTTCAAGTTGTTTTTTAGTGTACGGTTTAAAAACATCTTTGCCGTATTTTTTCTTCTTTGCTTCTTTTTCTTTTTCAGCCTTATCTCTTATATTTTCTTTGATATATTCTTTAGCTCTTTTTGCACTTTCCATTGGGTTATCCTTCTGAGAGTTGGAAGTGAGGACCATCAATAAATGGCCTACGGCCAGCACTTCTACGTAGGTCTATATAAGCGTTCATAGCTTGCTCCATAGTTCCATCCCAAGTTGTGATGTCTTTTATTTGCCATGCAGCTCCCCAACAAATTTTAGCTCCAGTTTGATTAGCAGCCATCATCATGGCATCAGCAATATCATCATACATCACGATATCCCAGCTTGGCTCACTGCCATCGTAGGCCATTAAATCGACAGCATGTGAATATCCATCATCTTGCACAAGGTGTTTTGATTTCATAGTCTGGGATCGGCCAGCTTCATACAATCTTTTTTGCTCTGCTAGGGAACGAACTCCATAGATAACTCCAAAGTCCACGAGTGACACCTTTATGGCTTCTTTCACTGTATCTACTAATTTAGGATGCACACCTTCTAGTTTTCCTAAACTTCTACCACTCAATTTAAACGCCATATTTTTTCCTATCTTTTACTGTTTTCATATATTCTTCTTGCAAAGATTTTTTTAACTTCTCTAAGTTTCTTTCTTTAATAAACTTTCGTATAGGATCAACCATTTCATCCTTAATAACTCCTGCTACTTTTTTACCCTTTTTAGCTTTCTTAGTTTTATCTACAGTTTTGTGTTCTAAAAATTTGGCTGTCATTTCTTTTTCATCCTATTAAAAAACTTACCTGCAGAACGTGTAGCAAAGCTTGCACTTACGATAGCTCCTAACGCTATCTGATACCACTGTGGCATACCTGCAAGTGCAGTAAAGCCATCTGCTACTATTGCCCTACCCCATTCACCACAGAAGCTCAGTACTAGAGGAATGCTGAATAATAAGGTCAACCATTCGTCTTTCCACGATGGCTGTGATGCCCGCATAGCAGCTAAGTCCCAATCTGGCTCACGTTTTGGTTCTGTCATACGAATGGTGGCTTCAGCTTTTTGTATTGCTGTCTTACCTTC